CTTGGAAGGACTTTTCTATTATTGTAATGGGTAAAGAACGACGAGAGTTAAATGAATGGGCGAGGACTAGAAACCTCGCCTATATTATATATCTAAGTAACAGTACCGAAAAGCAACCTAAGTCTCTTAAGTCTTTTTGGCACATACCAGCGATTGACGATGCAGAAGGAATGGAAGAGGAAAAAACTATGCTAACGGACGAACAACTTGCAAGGACATTAAAATTATACGGAGTAAACTAAAATAAGATGGCAGATAACAGTTTAGATTTAAATATTAATATTGGAGCCAATACCCAAGACTTTGCTAGTCAATTACAAAAAGCAGAGAATCTACTTAGTCAGTTCCAATCGGCATTAAAAAAATCTACCAATGTTGGCGAAATAAATTATTTAACTACTCAGATTAATAATTTAAACGGTGTAATTGACAATCTTAATAATAAGATGTCAAATGTAAAAAAACCAGCAACAGATTCAACAAATGCTTTAACAAACTTATCAAGGGTTGCTCAAGATGCTCCATATGGATTTATGGGTATTGCGAATAACCTTAACCCAATGTTGGAATCATTTCAACGATTGAGCAAAGAAGCTGGTGGCGCTGGTGGCGCATTAAAATCAATGGTTTCTGGTTTGGCTGGTCCAGCTGGTATTGGAGTTGCATTGGGTGTTGTATCTTCTTTAATAGTTGCTTTTGGTGATGACATTGCTAATTTTGTTGGCGAATTAATGCACGGAGAAGATGCAACTAAACAATACAAAGAGGCTTTTTCTGGAATTGGTGGTGAATTTACATCCGCAGTACAAAGAGTAAATAAAGTACAAGTTGCATTTGAGGAGTATCATAGAGGAGTATTAACAGGAGAGGAAGCATTAAAAGTATATAACAAGCAATTAGGTGCAACATTAGGTGTTAAATCAAATGTAAATGACGCTGAAAAAATATTCAAAGAAAAAACTAACGACTATGTTCAATCTACTTTACAAAGAGCATTAGCAGACGCAGCAAGTAAAAAAGCAGCGGAAGAGTTATTAAAGCAAAAAGAAATTATTGCAGCTGGACCAGGAGAAGATGCTCCAGTTAGTTTTTTTGCCAAATTTTATGGATATGACACAAAAGTAATAAAGCAACGTCGTATAGATGAAATGAATGAAGCTGTTAATGAAAGTAAAAAAATAATGGATAGGTATTTATCTATTCAAACAGAAGCTCAAACACAAGCTGACCAAATTGCTAAAAAAGCTGGAATACCATTAGATAATGAAACACAAACAAAAGTAAAAGATTTAAAGCAAACAACTGTTTCAAGTACGGCGGCTAAAAAAGCAGAAGTTGACACTTCTACATTAGAAACATTAAAAAAAGAGCAAAAACTTTATGAGGATAATGTTTATGCTTATAAAGAATATGCAGACAAAATTGCTAAAGAACAAAGAAACGTAAATCTAGAAAAAGCAAAATTAGCTAAGGCTAGTGCTAATGAAATAGCTAATATAGAAAAACAATATGAAATTGACAAGCTATTAAACGAAAAAGAGTTAGGAGACAAACTAACTAAAATGTTTGATGCTCAAGATAAACAATGGACTAAACAACAACAAGAAGATGCTAAAGAAAAGTTAGCTACTCAATTACAAGCGTCAAAAGATGGTTTAGATATTGTAAAAAGAAATTTGGATGAAGATTCTAAATTAGCTGGGGACGATTACGAAAAGAAAAAGGAAGCCATTAAAAAGGCTATGGCTGAAATAAAAATATTGATGGCATTTTCTACAAATCCAAAAGCAATACAGGATTTAGATAAGGCTTACAAGGATATGGACAAGCAATATAAAATACTTGACATAGACCAAAAACAAAAAGATACTAAGAAACTTCAAGATAACTATAAGAAGTTTGCTGATACTATTGCAAATGATATAACGCAAGGGTTTATGGTTATGTTTAATGCTATGTCAAAAGGAGAAAATCCTTTACAAGCATTGGGTAATTACTTGGGAGATTTAGTTAAACAGTTTGCTGCGGCAATTATACAAGCTACAATATTTAAAGGAATTATGTCTTTATTAAATTTAGCAACAGGCGGTGGCGGCGGTTTCTTAGGTGGGGTATTAGGCGGTGTTGGTAAATTATTAGGAATGGCAGAAGGTGGGGTTGTTTCTCAGCCTACTTTGGCAATGGTTGGTGAAGGTGGACAAAGCGAAGCGATTATGCCTTTGAATAAGTTAAGTAATATGATGAATAGCACTTTCAATGCGGGTGCAATGAGCGGAGTTGGCGGTGGTGGTGGAAATGGACAATTTGTGTTAAAAGGCAACGATTTAGTGTTAGCTTTGCAAAGAAGTAATTATTCACTTAACCTAAGACGAGGCAATGGCATATAATAGAAAGTACAAAATTACAATGGCTACTAAATCGGGTAGCACTTCATACTTATATTTATCTGAGAATGATTATGTAGGTGATTTAATAGAGTACCCAGCGGAAACAATAACTATCCAATATATACCTCAATCGGACGATGTATTTGAGGCTATTTATGTTGCTCAATTAGCGGTGGCAATAGACGTTACCGATAACTTAGAACAAATGCCCGACTTTACGGAGTTAGACGATAGGAAGTATTTCGTAGAATTATTAAATAACGATACTGACTTAGACTTTGAGGGTTGGACAATTAGCGACGTAGTACAGTTTGGATTTAGTACGGGACGTAGAACATTAGAGTTTAATGCTATTGATGGTCTTGGTTTATTAGGTAAAATACAATTTGATAACCCAACGGACGAAACAGTATTGACTAGAAAAAAGGCTTTATTTTATGTGGATAGTGCCTTAAGTAAAATTGGTTTCCCTACTGATTTAAACATAATAAGCGGAATAAGTTTTTATGGTTCGGGAATGATAAATAGAGACGATGACCCCGAAGCGGAGCCATTAAACCAATCCTATTATCAGAATTTATCTTTTATAGGTAAAACATATTTGGAAGTATTGACAATGATAATTAGCGGGTTTGGTTCAAGGTTATTCCAAGCTAAAGGGGTTTGGTATATTGTGCCATTAACGCAAATTGCAGCGGATAGTTACTATTATACTTTGTATCAGAATGGTATCGCAATAGATAGCGGTGAAATATCTGATTTGGGTAATATCGAAGGATTTGGAGGTAATACAAGTAATTTATTCTTTGCTGGTAATTCTCAGTTCAAACTATTAAGAAAAGGCTATAATACAATTATAAGCAAGAACGACGCAGAGTATGCGGATAACTATATTTCAAATGGAACGTTTAAATCATATGCTGCAAACGTTGCTACATTTTGGACAAATAGTTCTTTATATGGAGCGGTAACATTAAAGCAGAATCCGAACTCAGATTTTAACGCAATGGTATTAAGCCTACAAAAAACTACTTCGGCTGCGGGTTATGCTAGAATAAAAACTACTTATTTAACTGGGTTAAACATTGGCGACATTGGAACTTTGTCTTTTAACTGCGTGTTAAAGAGTTTTAGTATTACTCCGCCAAACGTGGTGGTAGTTAAGATAATTATTGACGGTGGGGGATTTGGGACGTGGTATTTGAATAGTGAGAAAAGATGGAGTAATAGCGGAACTGATTATTACTTTGAAAAATATGAAAATGGAACAACCGTTTACGATGTAAGTATTGATATGCCGCCAACAAGTTTTAGCGGTGCAATGAGCATTGAAATAGCGGTGGAAAATTCAACGAGTACATTAATAGAGCAAGTTGTTGAGGTACAAAATGTAGTATTGACGCAAGAATCTGCGCTTAAGAGTGTAACTACGACAAGCACAATTAACTCAAATAATGACTATACATACGAGGCAAAGATATTATCAGGGTTTAATAGCTTATACCCTACTTATAACTTCTTTAAGGGATATTTGAGCGACGTTGACGGTACCGCTTTAAATAACTGGTATTCTTTAAACTATCCCGATTTATTATATACGTCTTTGAGTGAGTTAGTAGTAAAACAATATGCTAACGTATTATCTAAAAATATTATTAATATAGATTGTACGTTTACAAGTATGGACACGGCAAACGGACGATTTAGCGGTGCAATGAGAATTACTGCGGACGATACTGACCCAGTACAAATTAGCGTAGAGGATAAAAAATATATTGTAGGAAATACGACAATGGATTTATTTAACGACGATATACAAACTTCGTTATTGGAAATTACTGATTTAGACAATCCAAACGCAGTAGTTGTAACTAAATATGATAGTTCGGTTATTAACCCTGAAACGGAATCTTTTGTTAGATATAGAAGCGAAGGTTATGAATCGGGTGCTGAGGCTGCGGCTGCAAGTGTTGGTTCAGACTTTGTTTATTCTGATTCTAACAACCAAAATCCGCCAGTAGGTTATTTATTCTATACTAACGATACTTTAAGCATTCCGTTTAATGGTTCGTTCTTATGGTATAAAATAGACTTAGACCCAGCGATACACGTTTATAAGATTAGTTCGGAAGGGCAGATACTAGAAATTTATAGTTAAATTTGTAATTATGGCAGACAATGTAAAAGGTAAAAATATAATGCTTTATTATCACGAAGCACCTTCGGAAACATATCCCGATGGTCGTGATATCCCGTTCGCTTGTTCGACTAACTGTAACTTTAACGTACAAGTTGACCAAAAGGAAGTAACAAGTCAATCTTCGTCTTGGTATCGACAATACAAATTAGATATGGCTAGTTGGACGATAAATTGCGACGGCTTAGTAACATTAAACGGATACTCATATTTAAACTTCTTAAATATTCAACAAAATAGAACTCCGATTGATATTAAGTTTGTTATTGATAACGGCGCAGACGGTTTAGTGGTAATTAGTGGAACGACTAATTTAACCAGCTTTCAGTTGAACGGTCCGTTTAAAGACATAGCTACTTATTCGGTTAGTTTACAGGGGACTGGTCCTTATTCTACGAGTGGAACTTCGGTTGACCCAAGCGGTACGGTTATCGTAGCGGGTGGGGTTGTATATACTAAGGGATATACGGCGGCTGGTGCGGAAACAACAATTACTTGGTCGGATATGATAGGTAAAAATTGTTTATACGTTTCTCGAGGCGGTGTGGACGTTCAAGATATTATTGGCTCGGGAACTCCAGTTGACGAACAGGTTAAATGGAACTCAAGCACTGGAGTATTAACGTTTAGTAGAGCGTTAGAAAGTGGGGAATATGTAAGGGCATTATTTCAATAGAAAAAATTAGATAAATGAGCAATCAATTAGTCATAACGAGTGGAGCGAAGGTGCGAAGCCTTAACGGAGTAATAACTGGAACAACTGGAGTTTTAGATTCTTTGCCTATTAACGCAGCAAATGGCATACCGCAATTAGATTCAAGCGGTAAAATATTAGTTTCTCAGTTACCTAATTCCGTAATGGAATATAAGGGAACTTGGAACGCAGCAACAAACACTCCGACGTTAGCAGACGGAACGGGTAACCAAGGCGATGTTTATTTATGTAACGTAGCTGGAACGGTTAACTTTGGTTCAGGTCCTATTTCGTTTGTAGTGGGCGACCAAGTTATTTATTCGGGGACTATTTGGCAAAGAGCGAGTGGCTCAACGGGTACGGTTACAAGTGTGGCGGTTACTGAAAGCGGCGATGCGTTAAGTATTACAGGCTCACCAATTTCGACAAGCGGCACGATTAACATAGGCTTTGCTGGAACTTCGGCTCAATATGTAGCGGGTAACGGTTCTTTAATTACATTCCCTACAATTATAAGTAGCATAGGATTAACAATGCCTTCTGCGTTTACAGTAAGTAATTCACCTTTGACTGCAAACGGAACAATAGCGGTAACGGGTGCGGGTTATCCTTCTCAATATATTAGAGGGGACGGGACTTTGGCGGATTTCCCTACAAGTGGCGGCGGTGGCTCTTCGGTTTCTTATTATCTAAATGGTGGAACAAGTCAAGGGACAATCGGTGGAACTACTTATTATGAAATGAGTAGAACTGCGGAAACTGGAACAGGTGTTGACTTTGCTAAAAGTGGCAATGGTCTTATTGTATCATTTTTAACGGATGCAAACGACCCAGCATTATTAAACATTCCAGGTGGTAATTGGAACTACGAGATTTATGCTTCAATGAGTTCTAACGGTGGAACTCCTGAACTTTACGCAGAATTATATAAATACGACGGTACTACATTTACTTTAATTTCGACTAGTTCAAACGAAATTTTATACGATGGAATAAACTTGAATCTATATACTTTTGCAATGGCGGTCCCAAGTACAACATTGGCAATTACGGATAGGTTAGCGGTTAAACTATACGCAACAAATAGTGGCGGTAAAACTACGACAATACATACTCAAAATGGGCATTTGTGTCAAATTATTACAACGTTTTCAACTGGGATAACTGCGTTAAATGGTTTGACTACGCAAGTACAATATTTTGCTACTGGAACAAGTGGAACGGATTTTAACATTTCAAGTTCAACGGCAACTCATACTTTTAATTTGCCTACGGCTTCGGCGACAAATAGAGGTGCATTAAGTTCTACTGATTGGACAACGTTTAACAATAAACAAAACGCTTTAACTAACCCAGTAACGGGAACGGGAACAAGTGGACAAGTAACATACTTTAATGGCACTTCGTCAATTACAAGTTCAGCAAACTTAGCTTGGGATGGCACTAATTTATCAATAGGAAATCCAAGTTCACCATTAGCACAATTACACGTTTACAATGCAAGTGCGGCGGCAACTATTTTGCTACAAACAAATAGCACTACTGACTATTCGGAAATAGCAGTGAGGAATAATAGTTCAACGGCTACTTCATATTTTAGACAATATTCAACGGCTACGACAGGTAGCGACTTTGGTATATCAAGGGCGGGGTTAGCTTTATTTTTTAGTAACTATGCTACTAACTTTGCAATTGGTACTAGAAACGGTGGTAGTTTAATATTTGGTACGGCTGATACTGAACGTATGAGAATTACAACGGCTGGAAATGTAGGCATTGGAACTGCTTCACCTAACGTTGCTACTGAAATAGTAAGTACGTCTGCAAGTTCTATTATAACTCAATTAAATTTACATAATGTATCTAGTGCTGATGGAACAGGAGCAAGATTAGATTTTACTGCTTTATCAGATAACTCTACATCAACAGGAAGTGTTTTAAATGTAAGGGATGGTTCAGGTAGTTATTCTTTAAGATTTAATAATTATGGAGGAGGTGCTAACTCTGAAAGAATGCGTATTACAAGTGGGGGTAGTTTATTGATAGGTGCAACATCACAAGGTTATAGTCCAACATCACAAGGTTATTTATTAGGAGTAAAAAGTAGCACTACACAATCATTTTTATCAATTGCAACAAGCAGTCAAACATTAGATAGTGGAGGTTTAGTATTAGGGTTAGAAAATTCTATTGGTTATTTAATAGTTAGAGAAAATATTCCATTATCAATATTTACTAACAATACGGAAAGAATGCGTATTACAAGTGGAGGCAATGTAGGAATAGGAACAAGTTCGCCTTCTTATTTATTAGATGTTAATGGTTCAAGTAGAGTTTTAAATACATTTTTAGTTGATAGTGCAACTACTGCTGAATTAAGATTAAGAGGTGGTAATTATGGTAGTAATTATAATACATCATTAAGGTCAATAACAGGAGCATCAGGTGTATTGCAATTTGGCAATAATGATATTAACTATATTTTAGCAGGTAATACGGCAGCAGGTGGATATTTGTCAATAAGAGTAAATTGTGCTAGTGAAAGTGTTGCGTCAGGAAGTGAGGCAATGAGAATTACTAATGCTGGTCAAGTACAAATAAAAACACCTACTACGGCTGATGCATTAGATATAACAGGAGCGGGTAATTATTGGGTAGCATTATTAAAAAGCACTACAAATGCAAGTCAATCATATGGTTTAAGAATTAATGCTGGTACAAATTCGTCTGATGTTCCATTATGGATATTTGATGCATCTTCTACCAATACATTATTAAAAATTAGAGGTGATGGGTATACATTTAGTCCATATACTTATAATGCTACAACAGGTGGTGGTGCAAATATGCATATAGCTTCGGATGGCTCATTAAATCGTTCTACATCATCACTAAAATATAAAAAGGATGTAAGAGATTATGATAAAGGAATTGCTGATGTTATGCAAATGAGAGCAGTGTATTATAAAGGTAAAAGTGAGACAGATGGAGATAAGCAATATGCTGGTTTAATTGCTGAGGAAATACACGAATTAGGATTGACTGAATTTGTGCAATATGCAGATGACAAAACACCTGATGCATTAGCCTATTCAAATATGGTAGCATTATTAGTAAAAGCAATACAAGAGCAACAAGCACAAATAGAAGAATTAAAAGCTAAAATAAAATAAAATGATAACTTATAATTGGGTAATTAATCAAATGGATACAAAGCCAACCGAAGATGGCTTAACTGATGTAGTGGTAACTGTGCATTGGACTAGAACGGCAGAGCAATATGTAGGCGGTGAACCTATCTTAGTTTCTAGTTACGGAACAATGAATTGCAGCACTCCAAGTTCAACGGACTTTACGGCTTACCCTGATTTGACTTACGAGCAAGTATGTTCTTGGCTAGATGCTGGTTTAGACGTACCTACTATTGACTTAGGATTAGACAAACAAATTGAGGATATTATCAATCCGCCAATAATTGTTTTGCCTTTGCCTTGGCAGTCTCCTATAAATTAATTTATATTTGTATAAAATAAATAACTATGATACAACTTAACGAAACACAATTAAAAGAATTAGAGGCTTATCTTTTAGAATTACCAGCTAAGTATGCAAATCCTATTTTTCAGTTCTTAGGAAATTTAGCAAAAGAGCAAGGAGTTCAAACTGAAGCACAAAAAGAGGACTAAATGGAAAGTATTGCAATTTTCTTGGCTGGACAAGCCATTGCCATAATCATTGGATTGATTAGCATTTACGTTAAAGTAAGCCTAAAACTTAAAGAATTAGAGGTGCGAGTTAATATGGTTGAAAAGCAAGAGGACGTAATAGCCAAGAAACTTGACAATATACAAACAGGTTTAAACAAGCTATTTGTAGCATTGGAAAATAAACAAGACCGTGAATAATGAAAGAAGTCGTTATCTTTTTATTGGTAGCGATAGCAATTTTTCTATTTGGGAAGAGTTGTAAGTACATAAAGAACGACCCGACTATTATAACAAAAGTCGATACGGTTTACCAACAGAAAACTTTTACTAAGGTTATTAAAGGCGATAAAATACCGTTTAAGGTTATACAAAGCCGAGTTGACACTTTACACAATACAATACACGATACAATTACAATCGTTAAAGATTATTTGACCACTAAGGTATTTGCTGACACAATTACAATAGATAGTTCAAAATACACGATTATTGACACTATTAGTCAAAACACAATTCAAGGAAGGCGATTTATAGCTGATATTAGAGAAAAAACAATCACGATTACAAATAACATATACCACAAGGATAGGAATAGCCTTTATTTGGGCATTTTAAGCGATTTACGGACGTTTGACAATAAAGTGGGGTTAGGAGTTGGCTTAGGGTTTAAAACGGCTAAAAATGGCTTAATTACCTTTGCTGCTACGACTAACCAATATTCGGTTGGTTATTACTTTAAATTATTCTAATATGAGAAACTTAAAAGCGTGGAAAACTACCACAATCGGATTGATATTGATATTGGGTGGAATGGCAACTGTTTACTTAGGTAAGGCGGATTGGTCAGGTGCTTTAATTGCTATTAGCACTGGCATTGGTTTGTTATTTGCTCCCGATACAATGATTGACAAAGTAACTAAAAAGGACTAATTATGATTAGCAAAAAAGCAATCGATTTAATTATCCAATTTGAAATAGGCGGACGCACTTATTACGATAAAGCATTGCAGAAACCAACCTATCCAGGCGGTGAAAGCGGAGTTACTATTGGTATCGGTTACGACTTAGGTTATAACACGGAGAAACAATTCTTAGCGGATTGGTCGCCTAGTTTAAACTTAAACTTTGTTAATGCGTTGCGTCCTTTATGCGGTTTGAAAGGTGAAAAGGTAAAAGGCTTATTAAGAGGCGAAGTGTTAAATGTTCGCATTCCGTACAATATTGCATACGATGTATTCGTTAAGACTTCGGTGCCTAGATATTACAAAGCTACATTGAGCATTTATCCTCAGTTAGCAGAATTAAACGAAGATACACAGGGAGCATTGGTTTCTATGATTTACAATAGGGGAACAAGTTTAAATGGTGAGAGACGCAAGGAAATGCGTAATATAGTTGCTTTGGTAGCGAATAAAGATTATGAGGGAATTGCAGAAGAGATTGAAAACAGTAAGCGGCTTTGGGAACATAAAGGAATGGACGGGCTGGTCCTAAGACGAGAAGCCGAAGCGGACTTAATACGGGATTCAATATAAAACAACAAAACCAACATAATGACAACAACAACCAAACGCAAAAGACTTTACTTCGACATTGAGGTAAGTGCCAACGTGGGTTTATTTTGGCAGTCGGGTTATAAATTACAAATAGGCACGGAAAACATAATAAAAGAACGTGCGATTATTTGTATATGCTACAAATGGGAAGAGGACAAAGACGTTTATTATCTTCAATGGGATAAAAAACAATGCGATAAAAAATTACTACAAGACTTTATTAAGGTTGCTAACGAAGCCGACGAAATGGTGGGACACAATGGCGACAAATTTGATTTAGCGTGGATTCGTACCCGATGTCTATTTCATAGGATTGATATGTTTCCAACTTACACTACAATAGACACTTTAAAGATTGCACGTTCAAAGTTTAGATTCAATTCTAACCGCTTAGATTACATAGGTAAATTCTTAGGCTTAGGACAAAAGAATCACACTAATTTTGATTTATGGAAGGACATTATGCTAAACAATGATAAAAAGGCAATGGACACAATGATTGACTATTGCATACAGGACGTTGTACTATTGGAGAAAGTTCACAAAGAATTAAACAATCATATCCTAGCTAAGACGCATTATGGAGTTATATTTGGCGGCGATAGAGGGACTTGCCCTGAGTGCGGATCGGACGAGTTAGTAAAAAACAATAAACGAATAATGGCTTCGGGGTTAGTTAAGATTCAATTTAAGTGTAAAACGTGCGGCAAAATTCACTCAAAAACTGATAAATAATGGATTCAAATATTTTAACTTTGGTCATTGAAGATATGCGTAAGCGTGAGGCAAAAGGTAAGCTGGAATACGGTACAACCCTTGACAGGAAGGATTTATCGAATAATGATTGGATTTATTATGCTTACGAAGAGGCTTTGGACTTGGCTTTGTACTTGAGAAAAATAATAGAAAATAATAACGATAAAGTTTATTAAAATGAAATACCCTAAAAACTGGAATAAAATGACTTTAGCAGAGCAAGAAGTGTGGTTAGTTAAAAAGTTAACCGAGTTGTACAATATGGAAGCTAATATTAAGCAAGTATTGGCAAAGGTTAGAGGTGGAACAAAGTTTGAGGTTAAGGAAGTTGACCGTCCAGACGAAGCACTATTGAAAGCGTGAAAATAAAGATAATACATAAGAAACTAGGGCGAGAACAAGCACACGGCATTGCCGAGAGTGATGGTATTATCTATATTGACCCAAGATTAAAGGGACGTAAGAAAATGGAAATATATATCCACGAAATATTCCATTTACTAAACCCCGAAGATAGCGAAGAGCAAGTGATTGAAAAGAGCGTAACATTAACCAAAATACTATGGAGATTAGGCTATCGTCAAGTGGACAATAGTAAGCATTTACCCCTCCAGGATGGCTCTAAATAAAAAGTTATCTTTGTAATGTTGTTTTTTCATAGTTGGTTTCTCCCTAGTTTAAAACGCTAGGGAGTTTTATTTGGTATATATCAGATAATGGACTAATTTAGTCCTGATTCATAGCAAGTGATAGACAAATGGTTACGAGGGGCGTTTCTACGTCCCTTTTTTTATATAATTAACTGGACAATTTGTAAAGGAATGGCTATACTTTATTACAGTTTTAGTAAAGAATTACCTTTACTTTATTACAACATATTCGTAATTACATATATATTTTATTATAATAACTCAATGGTAGCGTGGGTTTAATGGCTTTAACATAAATTTAACTAAAAATAATTGTGTAAAAGTTTGGTGAATAAGTATTGTTAATATATCTTTGTGTAACAAAACCAAAAGCTATGAAACAAATCAATCTAACAATCCAGGAGCAATATCAGCTCATTGACGGGTTAAACTCAAGAATCCAAACAGTAGAAAAATTAATACTAACCTTTCAAAGTATGGTATTAGTATCTGAGTACGTTAAAGAACGAGACTTATTAATTGAATTAAAAACAAAATTACAATCACTTTAAAACTAACATTATGAACTGGAATGAAGACAACAAAGATTACATTAAAGACAGCGTAAGTAATACGACTGGAGTAATTATTTTTATTATTTGTTTTTTAATCGGTTGCCTTGCTGGTAACCTATAAACCTAAAACGCTATGACACTAATTTATCAAGGACGACAATTAAAGTTACACAAAAGAGCAACTTGCTTACTAGAGTTATTAAAAGCCGCACAAGCACGTCAAACATTATTTGAAAAGGATTTGGCTACTTGGCGCAAAGGGACAATGGAAGACCCAATTCGTTTAATGCAAAAGGAAGAGGATATTCTTATAAAAATTGCTAGGATGAATCAAGTGCAAAAAAGAATACTTAAATCCTATCATTGGTTAATCTTAGACTTATACGAAATTACCGACCAATTTATGTTACCAATAAATACCTTTTTATGAATCCAAAAGAAACCGCAGAATATTTAGTAAAAAAATTTAGTTTTATTCCTTTAAACATAGGTTATAGTTATAGCGATATGCTAGGAATAAGAAAAGAATGTGCTTTGATTACTGCTATTGAAGTACAAGGACAATATGAAATAGAACACGATGCGCCTAAGTATTTATTTTACGAACAAGTAATAAAACATATATATGAGTTACATTGATAATAAACACGGGTTAATTAGGGAGATACAAATATTAGAATTAGAAAACGAATTATTACGAAAACAAATAAAACAACTACAAAATGAGTTACTGGACAGTACCGAGCCGAAAATTGGACAAAAGCCTTTACAACGACCAAAAACACGCAAACCGAATAATTAATGAAATATGCGACTTTTACGGGCTTACACACGCACAAATTAAGGGTAAATGCAGAGTAAGGGGTTATATTAAAGCTAGATTTGTTTCTATGTACTTACTAAGGCGCAGAACAGGCTTAACCTTAAAAGAGATTGGGCGAATGTTCCACCGAGACCACACTAGCATAATACACGCAGTCAAAACAATCGAAGAGGTATTAAGTTTAAAGTATGAAAACGACTACCAGGACGAGATAAAAAAATTATTAGAGATTATTTGATTTATTCACATTTATTCTTTATTTTTAATTATTATTTAAACCAAACACAATGCTATGAACGAAAACAACAATTTCACTACGTCAAAACTTATAAACATTTATAAGGCATTGGCTAACTTTCAACAGGATTGCCCAGTTATCCATAAAGGGACTAACGGGCATAATTACACTTATGCAGATTTACCGCAAATCTTAGACGTAATTAATCCTTTATTGCATAAGCATAATTTAGGCTTTACGCAATTACTTGTTGAAGACGGATTAAAAACAATTTTATTTCATACTGAAAGCGGAGAAAGTATTGAAAGCGTTGCGACTATTCCGCAAGTAACTTTACGAGGTATGAATGAATACCAAAGTTTCGGGTCCGCAATTACCTATTATAGACGATATTCTTTGTCTGCTATTCTAGGATTGGTTACCGATAAAGATACGGACGCATCGGGCGAAAAGGAATCTAAGCTACCAGCATTCGTAAAGAAGCATAAATCAGTAGTGGATTTAACCTTGGCTATTGATAGTTGCGAAACACTTGCGGAGTTAAGTAAATTACATACCTTAAACAAAGATTTAATAAACCCAGCTATTAGCGCATTATTCACTACTAAAAAGAATCATATATAATGGAAAACTTAACATTAGAGAAAATGATTGATAGATGCGATATGTATCGCTCACTTTATAAGTCTGCTCACGAAGTTAGAAAGGATGAATATTTTCAACAGTGGCAATATTATCGAAGCCTATTAAATGCGTATGCTAAACAAAACAACTATAAAGTAAAACTATATTTTAAACAAGACCAAACTCCTTTTGTTCCTATGTCTGATTGGACGGAAACATACGAAGAGTACGGCAATTAAAAATTAAACTATGTATATAAACACTTGCTGCGGCTGGGAAAGTAATTATCCAAGCGAATTATGCCCTGAATGTAAAGAGCATTGCGATTGGGAATTAACATACGAAGACCAAATTATTGAAGACGAATTAAAAGAAGACGAACAAACGGAAAACAATATTGAACAAATTAAAATAAACCAAAATGATAGTAATTAACGTAGAAAGGGAGAAAATCCAATGGAAGCCAGTACAAACTAAAACTGGAGTAAGACACTTTGCAAACTTAGTAGTTGACAATCTAAAAGAGGTTGACGAAAAGGAAAACACGCATTCAGTATATAACAATCAAAGCAAAGAGCAAAGAGCCGAGAAAGCTAAGAAGGAATACTGCGGACGTGGCAAAGAGTATAAGTTCGAGAAAAAAGAATATTCTAACTCAGTAAACAAACAAGAAAACGAAGATTTGGACTTACCATTTTAAAATAATAATATGGGAACAATTAAAAGAGGATTCAAATTTACTGGATATAATATTAGAAATATAAATTCATTAAAAACTTCTAATACTTATAATGTTATTATAAAAGAAAATAAAAAATGCATTTCTTGTAATAATGAAATTGAAAAATTTAATTTTTATAAAAATAGAAGTAGTCCTGATGGATATTCATATAACTGCAAAAAATGCGATATTCAAATTAATAATAATATAAAAAAACGTAAAAAATTAAATATTATTGAATTTTAAAATAAACCAACTATGACAACACAAAACCAACAAATCAAAGCCTATTTAACTAAGGGCAAATCATTAACTCCGATTGACGCATTAAACAAATTTGGCTGCTTCAGATTATCCGCTAGAATAAAGAATCTAAGGGACGAAGGCTTAAATATTGTAACTAAATATGTAACTAAGGAAGGTAAAACTTTTGCTTGTTATTCGGTAAAATAAGTTATATTTGCAACGGATGTAGGATATCCATTAACAAACTTATTGGCTCAAAGCTGAACCCTCAATCCTACTGGGGGGAATGCCGAGAGCCTTTTTTTATTTATGAGCAAAGACCCAGCAGTATTATTTTATACTAGCGATTTTTTAAGCGGGACATTTACAATGTCAAACGAACAAGTTGGAAAATACATTAGGCTTTTATGCCTTCAGCATCAAAAAGGCAAATTAACTGAAAAGGATATGCTAAGCATATGCAAAGCATATGACGATGAGATATGGTGCAAGTTTATAAAAGAAGATAATTTGTTTTACAACGAAAGAATGTATAACGAAACAATTCGTAGGCAAAAGTTTAGTGAAAGCAGACGAAATAATGCTAAATCACCTAAAAACGATAGCACTAGCAAAGCATATGCTCAGCATATGGAAACTGAAACTGAAACTATAACTGAAACTATAAATAGAACTAAAACTAAAACTGAAATACTGGATGCAAAGTTTGAAGATTGGTGGCTTTGGTACGATTACAAAATATCAAAAGATAAAGCAAAAAAATCGTGGAATAAGTTAAACGAACAAGAAAAAGATTTAGCTTTACGTTCCGTTCAAGCCTATGTAGAATCGACACCTGATAAATCATTTAGAAAACACCCCACAACTTACTTGAATCAAAAATCATTTAACGATGAAATTATCAAACGAAATAACAACTCAGCGCAAACAAGAATTAGCCCAAAAATTACCGACGAACAGTTACACCAAGCCTTTATTAAACGCAATCGTGAGTGGAAATAATGGCGGAGTACACAATGAATTATGCCGTTATAAAGACAAAGGCGAAGTAGTTCCGTTAAAAGTAATTGAGTTGGTCCCAGTAAGCGAAAGGTTACCAGCATTAGCTACAATGTACGGTAAGGATAAAATAGCCGCAGTATTAAGTAAATCAATTACAAGGGCATTAAACAACTTTAATCTTAGAGTTGGAATGAATCCCGAACAGGTAGCGGATTTATCTTATGCAATTATTGACGAAGCAGAACAAGACCAATTAGCTATACAGGATATTTTATTATTCCTTGATGGAATGCCTAGGTTTAAGTACGGAAAAGTTTATGACCGAATGGATATGCCTACATTCTTTGAGATGCTGGAAAAATACCGTGAGGAAAGGCATTTAGCTTATATAAACGGCAAAGAAGAGGCACACGCACAATACAAAGCAATGGGCGATAGTAACCGTACAAGTCAAGACATAGACAAAGAAGCTAACCGAAATGCAATGCAACAATATCTAAAAAATAAATAAACATATTACCCTCGCTTAAACATTATTAACAACAGGGGTGTTCGTTATAATGGCGGGGGTATTTTTAAACTATGAGCAACAAACTATATAAACATATTTGCCAAAAGTATCCGAACGTACAATATAATGGCGAAGACCTTAGCTTAGATAATCTTTATGTAAACGAGGTAAAAAAAAGATGGTTAAACACAGTTAAATATCCAACAGTAACTGATATTGTAGTTGAATTAAGATTAAGCGAACGTCAAGTTTATCGATTAGCTAAAAAAAACAATTTAGGTTCACGCTGGACCCACCATAAAAACAAATAACATATGAATTTTGTATTAGGATTTATTGCCGTGGTATTATTTACTGCATTATGCAGTTTTATATTTGTTTATAACGATTCAAACGAAGAGGATGAGTAACGAAGTTAAAGGCTTAGAGAATAGCCGACCGATTAAAATGATTGATATTGAAACAAAAGAAACAACAGTATTTAAGTCGATAGCTTATGCAGTTAGAGTAACTGGAGTAAATGAGTATGCAATAAGAGGCGGTTTAAATCCGCTGCAAAAGAAAAGATTTGAAGTAAACGGACGAAAAGTATGCTTCCGTGTAAATAAATAACCTAATTTTGCAATATGGCATTAATAACAATCCCTAAACTAACTGCAAAGGCACAAAAGGTCTTTAATGCTTATATAAGGCAAAGGGATAGCCAAGACGGTTATTTTACTTGTATTAGTTGCGGACAGGTTAAAGATACTAGCGTTATGGATGCGGGACACTATGTTCCAGTTAAGGGAAGTTCGGCTTTACGATTTGATGAATACAATGTAAACGGAGAATGTAAATCTTGCAACGGATTTGACCAATTCCACTTAATAGGTTATCGCAGAAACTTAATTGACAAAGTCGGCGAACGCAAAGTTATGGAGTTAGAGCATCAACATAGGCTGATAAAAAAATGGACTAAGACTGAATTAAATGAAATAATCGAAACATATGGCAAAGCTGACAAGTAACGGGAAAACAACGTTTGGTAAAAGGAAATGCGGTAAGGCTAAGAAGTCTTACAATAAGCACTCGCCTAAACCTAAACCATATAAAGGACAAGGAAGATAATGAAAGATACTTACTGTAAAAGATTATATAAATGTAAATGCGCTACAATAACTGAGGCTTATGTTTGGTCAACTCAATTGCCTAAGCATAAAGTAAAGTGCGATAAATGTAGCAGGTTAGTAGGATTTGAAAGCCTAAAAGTAGAAAAGGTAAATAAGTCTGCATCAATAAGAACCCCAACAAAGAATAGATAATGCTAATATCACAAATCAAACCGAACCCCAACAATCCTAGAATAATAAAGGATAATAAGTTTAAGCAGTTAGTAAAGTCAATACAGGACTTTCCGCAAATGCTAGAATTAAGACCGATAGTAATTGACGAAAACAATATTGTGTTAGGTGGCAATATGCGATTAAAGGCTTGTCAGGAAGCTGGGTTAACGGACGTTCCCGTTGTATTAGCTAAGGATTTAACTGAAGAGCAAAAAAAAGAATTTATAGTAAAAGATAACGTAGGTTATGGCGAGTGGGATTGGGACGATTTAGCTAACAATTGGGACGTAGAACAATTAACTGAATGGGGATTGGATATACCAAACTTTGAGCCTGAAGTATTAGAGGCTGAAGAAGACGATTTTGCGGTGCCTGACGGTGGAGTTGAAACGGATATTGTATTAGGGGATTTATTTGAAATAGGGGAACATAGATTGCTTTGTGGGGATAGTACAGATAGCGACCAAGTGGCAAAGCTAATGAACGGACAAAAGGCTGATATGGTATTTACCGACCCTCCTTATAATATTAATAATACTGGGGGTGGAAGTTCTCAAATGGCTAAACAAATAACTGATTTAGGGGAAGAAATTGATTTCATTTCTCATTTTGATCCAACTGAATTTTTGCAAACTTTGCCATTAGTATTTGATAAAAATAAAATAAATTCTTATATATTTTGCAATAAAGAGTTATTGCCTGATTATTTAATTTGGGCAAGAGATAATGGGTATTCTTTTAATGTTTTAATATGGAAAAAGCCAAATGCTTTGCCAATAAATGCAGCACATAGACCTGATATTGAATATTTACTTTTATTTAGAAAATCAGCAATTTGGAATAGTAGTTTAAATGATGTTAATTATTCAAGATGTTTAGAATTTGGAAGAGAAAAAGGATTACACCCTACTATGAAGCCGATTGAATTAATTGCAAATGAAATGAAAATAAGTTCAAATGAAAATAGTTTAGTATTTGATTTCTTTTTAGGTTCAGGCTCAACAATGGTAGCTTCGCACCAACTTAATCGCAAATGCTACGGTATGGAATTAGACCCTAAGTATTGCCAAGTTATTGTTGACCGAATGAAAAAATTAGACCCTACATTGGTAATCAAGAAGAACGGAGTACCTTTGTAAAAAGTGAGAAAAAAGAGAGAATATGGCAAACGAACAAAATCTTAAACCATTTGAGAAAGGAAAGCCAGGTGGACCAGGTCGCCCTAAAGGAGTACCCAATAGTAAGACACGATTATTAAGATTATTGGAAATTGTGCAAGTACAAACAAATCCAATAACAGGTAATAAAGAAGAATTTAGCGTTGCTGAAAGATTGGACTTAATGGTATTACAAAAGGCATTTAAAGGAGATTTAAACGCTTATAAAGAAATACTTGACCGATTAGAGGGTAAGCCTAAACAATCGACTGAAGTAGAGGTAAGCGGTGGAATGACAATTAATTGGGAAGAGAAAAAAACATACGTAGCAAATAGTCCAAGCATTTAATGGAACTATCTATAAAACAAACTGTCGCACTCGATTTACTCGAGGATAAAACAACAAACGAAATACTATTCGGTGGTGGCGCTGGTGGCGGCAAAACTGCATTAGGTTGCTATTGGCAATTAAAGCAGCGATTAAAATATCCCAATACAAGGGGATTGATAGGACGTGCGGTATTAAAGACGCTAAAAGAAACTACCTTAGTTTCATTCTTTCAAGTTGCTAAGATGCAAGGCTTAGAAGCTGGGAAACATTACAAGTTCAATGCACAATCAAGTCAAATAGAGTTCTTTAACGGTTCGACTATTCTACTTAAAGACCTTTACAGTTATCCAAGCGACCCAAACTTTGACGAATTAGGTTCGTTAGAGATTACCGACGCATTTATTGACGAGGCTAACCAGGTGGACGATAAAGCTAGGAATATAATCAAGTCAAGGATTCGTTTTCAGTTGGACCAAAACGACTTAGTGCCTAAGGTACTTTATACGTGCAATCCAGCAAAGAATTGGACGTACTCAGAGTTTTATAAACCGCAACAAGACGGAAGCATAGCGAACAATAAACGCTTTATAAGTTCGTTAATAGATGACAACCCTTTCATATCTAAGCACTATAAAGAAAATCTTTTATCCCTTGACAAAGTAAGCAAAGAACGTTTGCTATTTGGTAACTGGGAATATTTATCTGACCCTTCACAATTAATTGACTATGAGAAAATACTTGACTGTTTTACTAACGATTATTTACCTAGTGGCTCACTTTATATTTCTTGCGACGTTGCTCGTTTTGGGAGCGATAGTACTGTCATTGGCTTATGGCACGGCTATCGTGTTAAGTTATTTCAATATAGCGGTAAATCAGTTGTTGAAGTGGCTGAAATAATAAAGAAACTACAAAAAGATTATCAAGTGCCAACTTCAAACATAGTAGTCGATGAAGACGGAGTGGGCGGCGGAGTATGCGATATACTAAGGTGCAAAGGATTTGTAAATAATTCTAGGGCATTAGAAAATCCAGTAACAAGGACAAAAGAGAACTTTGATAACCTTAAATCGCAATGCTATTATAAGTTAGCCGAGTTAATAAATGATAGCAAATTATATATCAATGCTGACGGAAAACAAAAGCAATTAATCATTGAAGAGTTAGAGCAAGTAAAACAAAAGCACGTCGATAAAGACGGTAGCAAAGGAATAATACCTAAGGATAAAGTAAAGGCATTGATTGGTAGGTCGCCCGATTTCTCGGACTGCTTGGCAATGAGAATGATATTTGAATATACACCAAAGTTTGTAGTGAGTGTTTATTAGCATAAAATAGTTAACTTTGACTAAATTGTACATATATGGGACTATTTGATTTCTTTAGTAAAAAGAAAGTAAACACTTTATTTCCGAACATACCACTAAGCGCACAGGTAGCAATACAACAAGGAATTGTAACTTGGCAAGGGCAAAATGCTCAACAGTTTGTTAAAGACGGTTACCAATCAAACGACATAGTTTATTCAATCGTAAAACTAATTACGGACAAGGCAAAGTTGGCTCCGTTCCACGTTTACAAGATAGTGGACCAAACGGCTGCTAAAAGATACAAGTCTTTAATGAAGCAACCTGACAAGATTGAGAATTGGAATGAGGTTAAGCAATTACACAAAAAAGCATTTGAATTATACGATGGCGACGCACGTCTAAACGAGTTACTTAAATATCCAAACGGTGAGGACACTTGGGCGGATTTAGTAGAGCAATGGTGCGGATTTAAACTTATTACGGGCAACTCATTCATTTATGCTAAAATGATTGAAGGCGGAGCAAACGACGGCAAACCGTTTGAACTATTTGCACTACCCGCTCAATATATGGCTATCGTTGCTAATATAGACGTGTTCCCTCCAGTTAGAGTTGGTTACCAATTATACTATGGTAAAATGTGGACCTTTGACACAAAGGAAATATTACACGATAAATACTTCAATCCTTATTGGACAGTAACAGGAAATGAATTGTACGGACAATCACCGTTAATGGCAGCGGCTAGAACATTAACACGATCTAACGAAGCTAAGACGGCGGCGGTTGCGTCGTTCCAAAATGGTGGTCCAGCTGGAGTTTTATTTATGAATGATGATAGGTTCGACCCTACAAGTGGAACGCAACAAGCACAAGCGTTAAAGAAGTCAATCAGTGAGAAAGGCGGAGCAAGTAACTTTAATTCAATAGCGGTATCGGGTTATAAGGTTGACTGGAAACAAATCGGTTTAAGTCCTGTTGAGTTGAATATTATTGAGAGTGAAAAGTGGGATATGAAGAGCCTTTGTAATATTTACGGAGTACCTAGCCAATTATTAAACGACGCAGACAATAAGACTTACAATAACCAAAGAGAGGGCGAAAAGGCTTTAACTTTACGTTGCGCTATTCCTTTACTTGATTCAATAGCAGAAAACTTAAACAGGAAACTTCATAGCGATTGGGGTTATAGAGGCACAAATGTTTACATTGGTTACGACATACAAGTTTATCAAGAATTAGAAGCAAACAAAGCGGAGCAAGTTGCTTGGTTAGAACAAGCGTGGTGGATTAGCCCAGCGCAAAAGATGGAAATAATGGGCATCAAAAATCCTGATTATATACCAGCTGAAGAGTTACAAAAGTTATACGTTCCAAGTAGTTTGCAACCAATAGACCAATTTCAACCGTTAGAAATACCAACGGAAGTAACCCCTAAAAAGCCTTAATATGCAATTTGTAGAATTTATAAGTCAATTATTAGACAGTAAAGAACAAGCCATCGTTTGGCATAATCAGACAATGAGTTATGCTGAACACAAAGCATTAGACAAATATCAAGACGAAATAGCTGAGTTATACGACGGCTTAGTAGAAAGCGTAAGCGGAATATACGGACGTCCTAAAAACTATTCAGTAGGTACTTTGCAGAATTATGTAAGTAACGAAGCAGTACAAGCGTACTTTAAAGAATTATACGCATTCGTTCAAAAGGAGCGTAAAACAATATACCAGGATAGTTGGGTGCAAAATCAAATCGACGAGATTGCGCAATTAATAGCAAAGACACTTTACCTTTTAACCCTTAAGTAATGATTTGGCAAGATTATAGGAAACTATACCAAAATGCCTTACTAAAATATTCACCTAAATTCCAAGCGGAATTACAAAAACAGGTGGACACATATTGTCGTACCCAAGATTATAGCGCAATAAGCGATAAGGCGCTCAAAAAGACGATTAAACAGTTGCACGTTGCCTTAGGTACTAAAATGGGTTTGATAGCCGAAAAGGACGTTAAAAAGGCTACTAAGGGCGCATATGTCCCAATGGAGACTAAAAGCGCAAAGACTGACTTATTTTCTTATGCAATAATCAAATACTTAGAAACAAAAGGCTTGGACCAATTAGCCGCTGAAATAACCGATACAACAAAGGAGCAAATAAAGAATTACTTAGCTAAGGCAAAAGAGCAAGGCTTAACTACTGAGGAAGGAATTGATTTATTAAAGTTATCGGGAATTACTAATTATAGGGCGGCATTAATTGCTAGGACTGAAACGGCAAGGGCAGCAAATATAGGTTCAATGGTTGGCGCAATGTCAACGGGTTTAGTAACAGTTAAAGAATGGATAGCCGCAAAAGATAATCGTACAAGACGAATGCCTAGGGACGCAAACGACCATTTACATATGGACGGAGTTAAAGTAGCAATGGACGCTAAGTTTGTGGTAACTGCAAAAACTTATATAGATAATATGTTGCATCCAGGCGATTCAACGGCTCACGCTGGAAACGTTTGTAACTGTCGATGCACACTAGGATATGAAGCGGTGCGAGGTTCAGATGGTAAGCTACAAAAGATAGCAGACAATCCGCCACTTGGCGACGCTGGGGTTATATGGGAACTACTAACAAATTTAGCTGGATATGAAATCGGACAATTATTAGCCGATGCATTATCATAATAAAAAAAATAATAACTTTGTTCAAATGAGTAATATGCAATTAAAAAATACACTTGTTCAAAAGGACGACATAGGCTATAACATTATGGACGTTGACTGTGAGCAACGCAGAGTTAAAGCCGTTTGGGCAAGATGTGGTAATATTGATTTAGATAACGACATTATTGTACCCGAAGCGTTTACTAAAACATTAACAGAGCGTGGACCAATGGGCAAAAATCTTATATGGTCTTTGGTAGATCATTGTGCGGATATGAATAACGTTATTGGTAAGCCTGAGCAATTATATGTTGAGAATGATATGTTAATCGCAATCACTCCAATTATAGAAACTGAAAAGGGCGAAGATATTATTAAACTTTACGAGGCTGGTTTAATTAACCAACACTCAATCGGGTTTAGTACAATCAAATCAAACGTTGACAAGAATGGTATTAGAACAATCACCGAGTTAAAGATGTACGAAGGTAGTGCGGTTCTTTGGGGTGCTAACCCTGAAACTCCAACCTTAGGATTTAAAGGTGAGATGGATATTAAAGACAAGAAACAAGAATTAAGCAACAGGCTCGAAAAGCTAATCAAATCATTCAAAGGTGGTAAATTCACCGACGAAATGTTTAGCTTAATAGAGATTGAAATAAAGAGGATTCAAAGCGAGTTAATGGAAATCGAAGTAATCAAGGAAATCACTCAACCCGAGCAATCAGTTGAGCCGACTGAAGAGGAAAAGACTGAAGATAACGAGCAAGTCCTTAAGGCAATTAAACAATTTAACAATCTATTTAAAAAGTAAAAATGGAAAATTTAATCAATGAAATGGCTGAGAACGTAAAAGGCATCAAGTCTGACGTTTCTGCTCAAATCGACGAAGTGAAAGCTTCAATCAAAGTGTTAGCGGACGAAACACAAAAGCAAATCGACGCACAAAATGTAGCTCAAAAGAAAGCTGCTAAGCGTGAAGTTAAGTTTATGGACGAGGTTATTATGGAGAAACTTGACGGTAATATGGACGCAATGGAAAAAGAAATGAAGTCTGGCGGTAAATTCCGTTTAGATTTATCAGACGTTAAGTCAATGACTTTGTCTGCTTCTTTAACTGGAGATGCTCAAGCGTCTTATGCTCCTAACGCTGCTATTTTACCAAGCCAAGCAGTAAACTTCCGTGATTTAATCCCAACTGTACGTTCTACAAGTGGTTTGTATGTTTTCTACAAGGAAACTTCTACAACTAACAACATCGGTGCTCAAACTGAAGGTTCTAACAAAGGTGAGAACAGCTACGCATTAAGCGAAGTTAAAGTTGTTAACGACTACATCGCTGGTTTCTCTACTTTCTCTAAGCAAATGGCTAAATCTTTACCTTTCTTGAGTACAACTTTACCAAGAATGTTGACTAGAGATTTCTACAAAGCTGAGAACAGTGCTTTCTATACAACTGTAAGCGGTGCTGCAACTGGTTCTACTACAACTGCGGAAACTGTTGACTTAAAGCAATTAGTTGACTATATCGGTAACCAAAAGAGCGCAAACTTTGTAGCTTCTTTTGCAGTAGTTAGTCCAACTCAATTAGGACGTTTATTAAAAGAAACAATCACTGCTGGTTACTACGCTGGTTCAGGTTCAGTTATCATTAACCCTAACGGTGGAATGACTATTTGGGGTGTGCCTGTAATCGCTGCTTCTTGGGTAGCTGATGATAAGGTTCTTATCTTAGATAACAACTATTGTGAGCGTGTTGAAGTTGAAGGTTTAGCTATCGAATTCTCTTATGAGAACGCTAGTAACTTCCAACAAAATATGGTTACAGCTCGTATCGAGTGTTACGAAGATGTAAACTTAATGCAACCAACCTCAGCTATCTTCGCTGACTTAGGTAACGTATAATCTTAAGTTTTACTTATAAATTACCCTCACTTTAAAAGGTGGGGGTTTTTTATTTATATTATTGTAAATTTGTAAAAAAGGGAATATGTATAATTTCGTAATAGATTACACGCAAGCTGACTTAGGCACAATTACCGAGCCAGTAACAGTAGCCGAAGCAAAGCAATATTGTAGAGTGGATAATAACGTCGAGGACGATTTGTTCGAAGAGTTAATTACTCAATCACGTCAAGCCGTTGAGAAAGCCGCTAATATTAGCATAACTCCAAAAACGATTACGTTATGGTTTACTAACCTTGCGGGTAACTTTCAGTTACCATTCGGTCCTATGAATACATTTACTAGCTTAACGGATGCAAACGGTAATATATTAAGCACGAATGTTTACACTTTAATAGGTGGGCAATATCCTAATCTACAAAGACCTGAATGGGCGAATTTGAAGGCTATTTATACAACTGGAATGTCAACCGTCCCTAAGGAGATTAAAATAGCTATTTTGGACCAAATTAACTACGGTTACGAGAATCGTGGAATGGACGTTGACGATATGGGTATTTGCGAGAAAACTTGGCGAGTTTGCCAACGTTGGACTAGAACATCACCAATATTATAATATGAGAATAGGTTTACATAAAGATAATTACGTCGATGCTAACTCAATGACTAGGTTAGTGGACGTTTACGCTCCGACCAGGACAAGCGACGGCGAAGGCGGTTATACTACGACCTTTACGTTGGTTCAAACTGTATGGGGTGATTATAGACCACAAACACAAAATAGAGCATTATTGGAAATGCAATTATCTTTTACTAGATATGCAAAGCTATTTATTAGATATGATTTATCTATTGGAGACACTTACCAATTAGAGGTTGAAGGTCAACGCTTTACGATTCATTCTATTAAGGACGTGGACAATGCACATAGATTTTGGGAAATTGAAATGTACGCATAATGGATAGTGTTACTTACGATATTGTAGGGATTGATAAAGTTATGGACAAACTCCATAAATTTAAAAAGGAAACTCAAAAAGATATTAAAGACGAGGTTGCTGCGTCTGCATTGAAAATACAATCAGATGCAAAGAAAAATGCTCCTGTTAATTTAGGTTTATTAAGGCAATCTATATATTTAAAAAGTGAGGTAAAAAACGATGCTCAATATAGTTTTACTATTGGCTCTTCAGCGAGTTATGCTCCATATGTAGAATTTGGGACAGGCGGCAAAGTTTCTATTCCTAAGGGATTTGAAAGTTATGCAGCTACATTTAAAAATAGCAAAAAGGGCAAGTTTAAAGATATGTTATTGGCTTTGACTGAGTGGGTGCAAAAGAAAGGAATAGCAAGTGGCAAACAAAGTAAATCAGTAGCATATATGATTGCGGTAAGTATATTAAGAAAAGGACTAAGACCGCAACCGTTTTTAATACCAGCATTTGAGTTAGAGAAAATAAGACTAAAGACTTCAATAAAAAAAATAATAGAAAATGCTAAATCCTAATATTGAAATAAAAAAATGGTTTGTTACCAATGTGGGAACGGCTACTGGGTTACCAGTTTACGACGGTATGGCTCCCGATAATAACTTATCGGAATATATCGTTTTAGATGGTAGAACGTCAAGCCAAGAACAAGGCAAATCGGGATACACAAATTCAAATGTTATCATAGTTGACATTATAACAAAAAATGCTAACTTTGGCTATAAACGTTCTGAAACAATATCCAATTTGGTATTGGCTGCGATAAATTCAGATACTAAAATAACATTGCCTAGTGGGTGGACTTCGACTAGTTTATATGTTCAAAGTATCTCAAATTTAGACGGTTTAAATCCTTTGGATAATGTATTTAGAACATTAATAACATATAATTTAACAATAACTCAAATTTAATAAAATGGCAGAAACTAAAGTATCAGGTAGAGACTACCTACTATTTGCAGACATCGATGACGACGGTACATTTAAACCAGTTGCGTGTCTAACTTCAAACAACATTACGTCTTCATTGAACGTAATTGATGCAACCTCAAAATGTGGCGACCAATTCCAACCTGGTCCAGCATACACTCAATCAATCAAAGCAGATGGCTTTGCAATCGACCAAACTGGAACGGCTTCTAAGGATAGCTACAATCAGTTATATAGTGCGTTTATTGCTGGTACTGTATTTGATATTAAAATGGGTGAGGCTACTCCAGTTGCGGGTAACGTAATTTACACTGGTGCGGTATTTATCTCTGCATTCGATGTAAACGCAGCGGATAAAGAAGATGTAAAGTTCAGTGCAACTTTTACAGTAGCCGTTCCACCTTTAACTCAAACAGTAACAGCTTAATAAAAAACAACAACAACTATGTTCGAATTAAAACTAAACAACAAAACAATCCACTTAAAGTGGGGTACTTGGGCAATGCGTGAATTTTGTGTTGTAAATAACATTGGTATTGACAAGTATTTTGAACTATTAGGTAATACGCAATATAACTTAGACTTAGTCGTTAAAATGATTCATATAGGTTATAAGTCAGCGTGTGTAAGCAATAAGGAAGCAGTAGAATATACTGAGAACGATGTTTGCGATTGGATTGACGAAATAGGCGGACTTTTTGATACTGAAGGTCAATTTATTGAATACGTTAAGTACATTATTTCAAATACTGTAACAACTGTTCAAGGAGTGGCTAAGGAAGAAAAAAAAAAGCCTAATAAAGCTAAGCTGGGATGATATTTTAGTTAAAGCCGCAGAATGCGATATAAGACCAAACGAGTTTTGGGAAATGACTTGGAAGGACTTTTCTATTATTGTAATGGGTAAAGAACGACGAGAGTTAAATGAATGGGCGAGGACTAGAAACCTCGCCTATATTATATATCTAAGTAACAGTACCGAAAAGCAACCTAA